TGGTTCAGCAGTTCAACAAGCTACCTATTTGCAGAAAGAAGAGCAAAATCTTTACAAGCGCGAACAGGATAGATTGAATCGCTTGCAGCAAGAACAAGCCTTTAATTTAAAGAGATTTAAAAATGAAATTGACACGATAAAAACCGAAGCGCCCGTTGCCCAAGACAGATTAGGATCGGCAGAAAATGCGTTAAAGCTTCTCAATAGCAACAAGTTTTACACGGGCCCAGTTTTGGGTAAAGCTTCGCAATTTACCAGTGATTATATTGCAGCAAATCCTGCACTTCAAGATTATGATCGTCTGCTTAATCAATTTGTAGTTGACAGTTTGGGAGATCTTTCAGGTGTTGCTACAGATAAAAAAGCTGAACTTATCGAAAATACAAAAACCAAGATAACTAAGAGCAAAGAATCGCAAGAAAATTTTTGGAAAGAAGTTATCGAAAAACAAAAAAATAAACTAAATAAAGCATATGCTTATGAAGATATACTTTTAGAAAATAATAATCAGATTCCAAATAATTTTGACAGTGAATTGAATAAGCGTGTCGCTCTTTACAAGAAAATGCCTTCAAATATGCCCAAAGTTACAGAAGTCCTTGATGATTCGGTTTATCAAGATAATGGTATTACATGGATTATAAGAAATGGTCATTGGGTTCCAATTGGAAAGGAATTATAATGGGAGTTTTTTTAAAAGGCGGCCTTAAAACACAATCGCAAAATCAACCAGAAATATCTGCTCCTTCTCAAGTTAATCAATCAGAATCCTATGTTGATGCAGCAAAGAGAATCGGATCGGGAATTTTAGGAAGCGCTGCTCAAGGAGCAGAAAATATCTTAGAATTGCCTGGGCGTGCCCTTTCGACAGGTCTTGGTGCAGCTGGTGTAGACTTGGCAAATCTTAAGCCTTCGCAACCTGAATTACAAAATCAACAACCCAATCCTCAAGCACCATTTGATGTTACTAAATTCAGGCAAATTCATGGTCAAGAAGCTGGGGTTCCTATAAAAGAACGTGTAGCAAAAGGGCTTGGTTATGAAAATCTCGAACCGCAAAACTTTGGCGAAAAATTAATTCAAGGTGTGGCGGAAGATTTACCTTTACTATTAACAGGACCAGGTGGGTTGCTTGCTAAGACTGGTAGCTCTGTAGCTTCCAATTTAGGCTCAAAAGCTGTAGAACATATTGGATTTGGCCCTTTGATGCAATTCGCAGCAGGTTTAGGAACTCAAGGAATAGCACGCTATTTAACAAAAAGTGGGTTTGGTAAACTTAGAAGAGCGGCGACAGATCAAATGAAAACATCATTTAAAAATTTTGATAAAGCTTCTTCAAAAATTGTAGTTGATTCTTCGCCTTTAGAAACTGCTCTTGATTCTGTTCGACAACAGGTAGATAAATTATCTCCTGACACAGGAGAAGCCGTGACTAAAAATATTAATAATTTTGGTAAAGATATCCAAGCTGGGCGTAGTAAACTATCAGATATTCGTAATGCGCAATCTCGAATTGGTGATACGCTTTCAGAAACAATGAGTCCAAAAGTTCGAGCAATATATAAGAAGTTATATGGCGATTTCACAGGTTTTATAGATCAAGAAGCATCAAAGATTCCCGAAATATCGCAAGATTGGACTAAAGCTCGTGAACTTTACAAAGGCATTAATGGGACTTCGGCACTTCGAAATGCCTTAGAAGAGAGCACAAATCTAAAAAAATTAATAGCGAGTCCAATAGCCAAAGGTCTCATTGGAACGGGCGGTGTTTATTCCTTGGCAACAAGAGGATTATCTGCATTGCCTGCTGCAGGAATTGGTTTAACCAAAGCTGCTGGCGTAACTTATGGTTTAAGAACGCTTAATAGGATATTTGATTTTGCAAAAAATCCAGAAACTAGAAAGTTATATAGCGAAGCGTTAGAAAACGCATTTTTGGGTGATAAAACAGCTTTGGCTAATAATCTTAAAAATCTTAATAAATTAGCGCAAGATTATGAAAAGGGCGATTAGTCATTGCATAAATGTACTAAAAATATAAACATTAGGCACCCTAATATTATTTCAAACATATCTGTCTTTCGTTTTATATTTATATTATATCTATAGAAAATCATAGGGATGCGGATCGTTTTCAGCGAGCTGTATCCCTACCAGCCATAAAAAACAAAAAACTATCATTAATTCCGTCAACATATCATTCTTTCGTTTTAATTGAGCACCCCCAACCGGATTCGAACCGGTATTACTAGATCGAAAATCTAATGTGCTAACCATTACACTATGAGGGCATGTAGCTGGTTGCCTTACCAGGACTCGAACCTAGACCTTCTCTATCTGCTTCATCTCCACAGATTCGAACAAGAGCTCTCTCTTACGGATCAGGCAAGATGATCCATTTAAGCTATAAGGCATAATTATTCGTTAAATTTGCGTTCTTTATAAATTTGTTCAACCAACAATCTCAAGAGATAATGAGTCAAATCAAGATTGTAGCGCATGGCAATGAGCTTTAATTCATTGTGCACTGATCTTGGTATATTAACTGATAATCTCTTCTTCTCATTCATATATATCTTTGTTGGTTAATAATGGATTTACCTTCATTGATTCCGCCCAAACAGGACCCTAAAAAGTTCCTATGACAAATAAACAAACTAACTTACTTTAGGTCATTCCCAAATAATTACATTCAGGATCCTATCTTGCTGTCTTGAAACATGCGTACTTATTATAATTAAATCTTACTATCTTCAGTCTTAAAACTTACTATCTTCAAGTGTTCCGTAATGTGGAACATACATAAAAATGATGCAGGACTCGAACCTGCTACCTCAACATTAGCGGCGTTGTGCTCTATCCAAATGAGCTAATCGTATACCTTATGGGTATTAATCAATTTATTTTAAGGTTTTGTATGTCTGTTTGTCGGAATATGTCAATGAAAGCCACTTTGGTTCGTATGTACCCAATTTAACCCTTATATCAAACGACTAAATAAAATATAAGGTACCAAAGTAATTTGTTTCTATAGCTGCGTCCAAGTTTTAATTGGCTTTGCACTTGCGTTATTTTTCACACCAAAGGTAAGAAAGTGATATAAACAACCCAATATTACTCAATAAACTATAGATAATTTATGATGCAGGATAACTGGACTCGAACCAATAACCTCTCGCACAGATTGCAAGTGTACTACCTGTTGTACAATATCCTGCGCGATCTCTTTGGGCTGATGTGAGCCAGTTAAGAATGACCCACATCAATTGCTTCTGAACCAAGAACCCAAAATCTTAGCGTCTCTCTATAAGATCAGTAATGCAGTTTGTAACCTCGAGAGTTCTGTCAATAAGGGACGGTTCAGATCTGAACATCTCTATCTTCATGTCTCTTTCAGCAGGATCAAAATACAGGCGACGCTTAACTTGCTTCTCTGGCGTATTATCCGTTAGTTTTTGTGTATACACTTCTTTTAAGTCGCGGTTAGTAAGCTTGCGGTATACGTCTTCTTCTAACTTCGCTAAATCTTTTCTTCTATGAATCCACTCAGCAATCGACTTAGTAACATGGTTACCACCGATTTCAATAGTAACCATGGTTTCAACATTAGTCTTCTGTATGGAATAACGTAGATGTAAAATCTCTTTAATTACATCACCGTGAGACTGCAGCCATTCCTGAATCTGACGTTTCTGATCTGGATAAGTCGGAGTTTCGCAATCCAAATCAGCGCAATGCTTTGCAATCAGATCACGAATGTCCGCAGCCTTACGGCTTAAGTCTTTTATTTTTTTTAGTGCTTCTATAATTTTCATAATAATGCTTTCGAACTCATATTCTTTTATTAATAGTATGTACATATGTACATCAAAAGTCAAATTGTTGTTTTAAAACCCTGTAATACTAGATCATAAAATAAAAAATACTTTATGAGGACACCATGGGAATACAAACAATTAATAACGTTGGATATGGTTTAACGAGTGCGCTACCTACTATTTTTAATGCGCCCATTTCTAGCACCAGAAACCCAAAGACCACAGATAAAGCTCCAATTGGCCAAATTTGGATTAACCACGTGGCTCAAACAGCTTATATCTTAGTATCTGTCTCTAATAACACGGCAGTCTGGAACTTGATAGAAGCAGGAGGAACGGGCGGAGCGTTCTCAACTCTAACTTCAACCGGTGCTACTACGCTTGCAACAACAGGTGCTTCAGTCAATACTTTTGGTAATACAACCGGTGCTACATCGTTAACTTTATCTGCTGGTACAGCTGGAATAATATTCAATTCCACAACACCTTCAGAACAAGCTTTCCAATTTAACGCAACAGATCCAGATGGCGGCGCTATATTTAATACAGGATTTGGTGGTTTTGGCGTTGTGACGAGCAACAACGGTCCATTCGCTGTATTTAGTGGTACAGGTACCATTGGTATGGGTACAGACGCAACTGCTGCTACAATGCTCTTAAATACGGGTGCGGGTGCCAAGACAACTACCTTAGGTTCAACTAACACCACTGCAACGACCACCATTCAAGCTGGTACGGGCGGATTAGCTTTAAATGCTGCGGGGGCAGTATCTATGGCTCCAGCTACGGTGAGTGCAGCAGCATATGCAGCTACCTTAAATGCTCGTGTTGGTGCGGTGACTTTAACAGGACAAGTATTAGCTTCTGCGGCAGCGCAGGATCTTACCATAACTAACTCATTAGTTTCAAGTACTTCACAGATTTTTGTAACTGTGGGTAATATAGGTTCAAACGATGCTAAGTTGACTATTCAACGCGTTAACCCTGGAACTGGGTCATTTATTGTGAACGTGAAGAACAATGGTGCGGCGGCTCTAAACGGTGATATACACGTCACGTTTTGGGTAATCAATTAATTTGAAAATTGTACGGTTTAATTTATGAAAGGAAATTATGAACAAAAAATTAACCTTACTAGCACTGGCAACGCTATTCATCGGTTCAGCAGTGGAAGCTTTACCCTTTAGGAAAAAAACCAGAATGGAAATTATCTATCTTAAATCAAGAGATATATCTCAGTCTAAATATACATTGGCCGCAGGTTCAATGTTGTTTGGAGCTGCGATGGTGATGGTTTTCCAAAAGTATCAATCTGGTATGTATTTAGCTCCCAAGATAGCAGCGTTCCCGCAGTAAAAGAAATAGAAGTGGAGTGGGCATATATACCCACTCCTTACGGAATGGTGTTTTATAAAAAGGATTGAGATGGATATTAATTCAGTATTAGTAATAGAAATTAAAAAAGAAAACAGAACCTATACCTTTACGATGCCAGCAGGCGCTCCGATAGGTGAGGCATATGACGCGGGGCATCAATATCTTGAAGCTATATTAAAGATGGCATCTGATGCATCTCAAAAGGCAAAGCCTCGCGATATCACCGAAGGGGATTAGTATGAGCGGTAGCACCAATATACGAGCACAATATGAGCCATTAAGAAGCCTTGCATCTGGAAGCATTAGCGGAACGTATGCCAAAGTTGGAACGCCTTTGGCGCATCCTACATCTATGGTTTATATCTGGAATAATACGGACGCAGATCTTCTTATATCTTATGATGGAATCAATGATCATTCCTTTCAGCCAACTAAGGCAGGAAGAGCAATAGATTATGGTTCTGATAAAGCTGATAAAGCTGGCGAGCTAAGACAGGCGGCTGGTACACAAATTTATGTAAAGCAGGCAAGTGGCGCAGCTACAACCGGATCAGTATATTTTGAAATAATTTACGCAGCTAATTAGGAGAAATTATGTCAAATATAATACAATTTAAATCTGGTGGTGGCGGCGGTGGTGGCATAACGAGTATAACCGGGGATACCGGTGGTGCTTTAACTAATAGTAATATTAATATTATAACAAATCTGGCATTTGATGGAGCTGGCGCTACGGTTTCATTCGATGGTACAGGAAATACAAATTTAACTCTTCATGTGACTGACACCAATGCTAATACTCTCATTGGTCAGAGATCTGGAGGCTTTGCCTTGGCTGGAGGGTATGAGAACACCGCACTTGGTAGATTTTCTGCAGCGTCTTTAACGACAGGATATGAAAACGTTGCCGTTGGAGCAGTTGCGGGTACCGGAGGTGGTGCAACTACTTTAGGCGCTCTCCAAGATGGCAATAATAATATAGCGATTGGCGCCTCGGCCTTAGGTAGGTTGGTAAGCGGGACAGATAATATTGTCGTTGGTTCTCAAAAAGCAGGTTATAATTTCACCTCGACCGAATCCTATAATATCATTTTAGGTGAATGTCTCGGCACCAACGGAGAAAGCCAAGTCATGAGGCTTGGTAATGATGGCACTATAGGTTCAGCTACGCTTAATACTTATATTGCAGCATGTTATTCAAACCCAGGAACTAATAATACCTTTGTTGGAGCATTGTCGGGTAATCTGACCCTATCTGGTGACCATAATACTGCTGTAGGTTATAACGCTCAAACAGGTATAACTTCGGGGACATATAACGTAGCAATTGGTGCACTTGCCCAAAATGCTGGAGCTTTGAGCGGAAGTTTAAACGTCGCTATAGGTGGCAATGCTCAGCCTAATATATCTTCGGGGACGAGAAATATGTCTATGGGTACTTCAGCTCATGGTAACCTTACAACGGGAACCAATAACGTAGCTATGGGTGATGCTGCTATGGACGGCATATTTACCGGTTCATATAACGTGGCAATCGGATCTTCAGCTGGAAACAATTGTATTACGGGAGCAGAATCCAGCAATATTTATATTAACTCACCAGGCGGAAATAACGAGTCCAATACTTTAAGAATTGGTAACGGCAGCGGTACAGGTAATCAGCAATTAGCGGCCGCATTTATCAATGGTATATCAGGTGTTACCGTTACCGGTGCAGCTGTTTTATGTGCAACAGATGGTCAACTAGGTACTATATCATCGTCAAGGGTACTTAAAGAAAATATCCAAGAAATGGGTTCGTTTAGTGAATCTATATACAAATTAAAACCAGTAACCTTTACCTTTAAAGCTAACCCTGAAATGGGTCAACATTGGGGACTAATTGCTGAAGAAGTGCACGATGATATGCCAGATCTCTGTCTTTATGACGAAGATAACCAACCAGCCTCAGTTAAGTATCATGATCTTCCTGCGTTGCTCTTAAACGAGATCCAGAAACTTCGCAAAGAAGTGAATGAACTGAAAGCGAGATTAGCATGAGCATCGGACATGTAACAAGCAATCCTTTCCGTCTAAGTAATGACGGACCGATAGCACAAAATCCACCTAATTTTTTTGTAAATCGTAAAAGAAGACCAACTACAACCGATTGGCAGAACTTTGATCTTGGCGATCTATGGATGTATGCACCTCCAGCGCCATCCAATGTCCAGGAGATCTGGGTACTCGTAAGTCTTTTTAATAACATTGGCAAATGGGTTCTCCTTACTAATGGATCTGGACCAGTACTCTCTCTTTCAGGCAATACCGGTTCCAACCCCGTGTTTCCAATAGCTGGAAACATCAAAGTGTTTGGCGACGGCGTTACGATCAATATCTCAGGCGATGGGGTTAATACGCTTACCGCTTCAACGACGGGCATTATTGCCACAGAATACGTCGAAGATGTGGGTACAGCTGCACCAGCTGCGGGCATCCTGAACGTCATCGGTGGTCAATCTGCTGGTGGAGTAGCTATAAATATGAACACGATAGGTTCAGGTAATACAGTCAAAGTTTGTTTAAACAATTCAATCAGTCAACCAAAAACCAATTCAAGTGGAACAACGGGTGTTTATTCATTGGGTTCTACCGGTGGTGTTACTGACAGATTCATGCATAATTATGGAACAAACAACACATTTGTTGGATATCAAGCGGGGAACCTTACCTTAACCGTAGGTTCTGCAGTATCTAATACTTGTTTTGGTTTGATGACTGGTAATGCATTAACAACGGGTTCTGATAATACTCTTGTAGGTTGGGGAACTGGTGCTGTGATTACTACGGGACAATATAATACGGCTGTGGGAGATGGAGTATTAGCAACAACATTTACAACGGGGAGTTATAACGTTGGAGTTGGACACCAAGTATTCTCTACACCTGGACTTGGCTTAGCTACTGGATCATATAATATTGCAGTTGGTGCTGATGCCGGCTCAGATTATACAGCAGCTGAAAGCCATAATATATTACTGAATAATCTTGGAACTCCAGGCGAGTCAAATACACTTCGAGTTGGGCAATCTACGGGAACTGGTATACAACAATTAAATGCGGCCTATGTGCAAGGTATTTACAACATCGATGTTGGGGCTACTAACTTACCAGTCATTATAGATAATACTGGTAAACTGGGAACAGGAACTGGTGGAGTGCCATTTTATAGTACGGGCACCTTTACTCCTACTTTAACATTTGGGGGGACCCCAATTACTTCGTATACTGATCGTGCCGGCAAATACACAAAAATTGGCAATTTAGTTTATGTAAGCGTAACCATAACGGTGAATGTTCTGGGAGCAGGTGTTGGTACCAACTTAATATCGGGACTACCCTATGTTGTTACTGCAGCAACTCCGCCATTTAGTGATGGTGTAATGAGTATAGGAGCGGCGATAACATTTTCAGCAGGATATACGATGAGCCATGCATTATTTGCACCAGGAACAAGTAATATTGGTTTGTTTCAAGATGGAAGTGGTGTTTCAACTACCGCATTTACCAACACTAATTTTGCCAATGGATCATCATTTACTGTTTTTGGATCATATTTTATATCTTAAAGATGAAATTAATTTATACATACGGATAACTTGAAGGAGAAAGCATGGTTATAACAACAAACATACTTATATTGGCTGGCGTGGCAGTAGCTGTTATCGGGTTTTTGGTAGTAAGGTATTTTATTACTGACGAAACCAAAAAATAACAAACGATAGATGATAGATAAGATTAAGGAGGGGTATTACCCCTCCTTAATTATAGTACATAACGGTGTGTAGAATTCTCAGGAGTAGTAGTACCACTACTGAGTTCAATTTAATGATGTGGTAGCCCATCAAGTCGAGCGTTAAATAAAGCACGGCATAGAGAACGGCAAACCAGTTAAATCCTGCTTCAATCTTTGGTATTATAGGGGTCATCATTTTTGTATCTCAAGCTTATTGAATAATTGGTTTTTGGGTAGTGAGGATCATGGAGCATGAAAGCAATATAGCTTAAAAAAAGAACCACATAGAGCTCAAAAACATTAATGCCTCCAAATTTGCAACCTATATATATTAATGCGGTAAGAAAAGCGCAGCCAAGAGCGGTCATAATAGATTCTTTCTGTAACAAGTATTGCTCAAAACCCTGTAGTAAATTAACATCGATAGTAGTAAATGCTGCTTCATTTATTTATTACTCTCCTTTCCCTCGTCAGTGTTTCCACCACTGGCGGGGTTATAAGACACAAATTTATAATTCAGGTGGTTTCACCTTACTCTCTGCGGCTACAATTGCCCTAATTCTATCCTTAGCCGCCCGGTAATCATTCCTCTTAATTGCGGCAAATGTTTTAGCTGGGAGCTTGTTCAAGATGCTTTCAGCTATCTTGGGAAACCCAACCAATTCAGCTTCAATCTCAGCAATCTCATGGGGCAACAAATATTCAGTTGTTTCAGGCTCACTCAATATAGGTTCTTTAAGCAATTCCTTGCTCAAGTTCACTTCCTCTTCTTCATGACCCAGTTCTTCAGAGGTACCAATACCACTGATCGCAAATGCGCGCTTCAATGCCATTGACTCTGCTACTTTAAGTATCATGGCGTTCGGGTAAGAAAGCCAAATATCTCTGCCTTTATTGTAATCCTTAAAGCTGACAAAGATTGAGACTGATTTGGAGATATCTTTTCTGAAAACGTTACAATAAGCGCCTCTAAGCTGCGTTTTATCGAATTCCATATGAGCATCCCCATACTCAAGTAAAAAGCTGCCATCGTTGCGTTTTGTAAGCTTATCGCCTACATATACCGCGTCCCCTTCCATGCCATCAAAGTTAGGATGAGACTGAGCTATTTTAAGATAGCCATCACGAGAAGTAAAGATTGAGGGTTTCTTGCCGGTAGCATATTTAATGAAATAAATTTCTTTTTTCAGCGGGTCTAAATTATATTGATTTGCAAGATATATGAATTCTTGAAATTCTTCATTGGTAGAATTTGGTGCACAAATTTTGCGAATCATATCTAAATTTTTATCAACCATTTTTGTTCTCTTTCTTAGGAATTTCTAAAGGAATTTTGGAGAAATTAAAGATTTCGCAGTAGGCATCAAATGTTGGTTTATATTTTACCGCTAATTCTATAATGTTCCCGAGAAGTTGAATAACCTCTTCTATATTGTGTTTATGCTCATCGGTTAAATTACCATCAGGTGACATTTGTGCTTTAAATTGTGTTTCATTTTCACCTAATTCTTTTGCATATTCATGAATTTGAATAATTAATTCCATTGATTTTGAATCTTTAATTTCCTTCAATTTCTGCTCCTTCAGTAAAATATTCTTGTAAAAATCTTTCTCTCATTTCATCGGCTACTTTGAATGTTAAAGAATCTGGATGATTTCCTAATTCAATCCATTGTTTAACAAACCCGGATGCAAATTGCGTATAACATTTCAGAAAAAGTAACAAACTATCGCGATCAAAATTATATGAATCTGTTTTCATTTGAGGCTCCATTCTCCAAATTCATTCTCTTCTATTTTATTTTCTAAAGCAAGACCAGCGACAATCTCGAGGAGCTCTTTTGGATTCATTTTGACGTGAGCCATAAGATCTTCAATAGTTATGCCATTTTTGCAAAGGTCCATTATTTGATTTTGATAATCCGCAAATTCAACATCAGTTTTATCAATTTCCTTTGGCGCTAATCTATATTTGTTATTGAGTTGCTTAATAAACTGACAACGATCGAATACTTTCTTGGTGATGATAGGCGGATATATGTGGGGATATTCTTTTCCTTCCCATACAATGATTCCCATGTAGAATTTATTAGCAATAATGCGCGCCACTAAACTTCTATGCATTGTAATAGCATATTTATTATTAATATATGCCGTTAAGGTAGTAAGACTGTGGCCACCAAGACTAAAAGTATTAAAGATGTCTTGCACAATGGCTGCTTGATCATGATTGATACTTACGGCACCTTTTTTGTGATATTTAGTTCTTTGAACAACCTTTTCGACTTTATAACCAAAGGGATATGTAGTTAACCATTGCCCGCGCTCAAGTTTCAGTTGTTTCCAATAATTAGATTTTGACATCGAATCTCCTTACAAATTTATCAAATGAACGATAAGACAACGCTTCTTGAATATGGGGTATTTCTATGTAGTCATAATGATCTATGTCTGCAATGGTACGAGCCACCTTTACAATCTTATGGTAAGAGCGCATAGAAAGATCAAGAGCTTCAAACGACTCACGTATGTAATCTTTGGCATCGCTTTTCATGGCGCAGTATTTCTCAACATTACTTCCCTGGAGCTTGCCATTGTAATTACCTTTCGTGTTGCGGGTGTTTTGTCGCGTTATTGCTTCGTTTACCCGGATAGCAATATCAGCTGAAGATTCCCGTTTTTCAGTATCAATGACCTCAGAATTGGTAGATTTAACATGAAACTGAAGATCTATGCGATCCAGGATAGGACCAGATATTCTCGATAGATATGATTTAATTTGGAAAGCGGCACAGCTGCATTTATTTTTATCTCCCAAATAACCACAAGGACACGGATTAAGCGAAGCAATAAGAATAAACGATGCTGGATAAGTCACCGAGTAATTAGAGCGCTTAATATGTACTTTCTGCTCTTCTAGTATCTCACGCAGGCCTTCGATGCAGTTCGCTTTAAACTGCGGAAACTCATCAAGAAACAGAACTCCATGGTGAGCTAAGCTTACTTCGCCTACGCTGGGAGTAATTCCGCCACCAAGTAAACCGACCGGGCTCACCGTGTGGTGAGGGCGCCTGAGGGGCGATTTGGTCATGGGTAGATTATGCTTGAGCATGCCGGCAGCTGAATAGATACGAGTGGCTTCAATGATTTCTTCTTTATTGAGTGGTGGCAAGATGGAGGTAATACGCTGGCTGAGCATGGTTTTACCTGATCCTGGTGCTCCATAAAAGAGAATATTATGTTTACCAGCAGCAGCAATCTCGAGAACCCGTTTGGCCTGTACTTGGCCATAGATTTCATTGAGGTCGCCTGTCTCTAATTCTTGAGATTTAATGAGCGTTATTGGCTTCAATTTCTCAATATGATCAACGTTTAATAGTTGGTTGATGTGAGATATGGTATAGATGTTTTCTTGATTCAACAGCGAGCATTCGTTGCCATTGGCGGTGGGTATAATGAGTTTCTTGCCCTTAAGCTTATTGAGAGACAAGGCAAGCGAGATACTATTTTTTATGGGATGCACTTCGCCTGAAAGGGAAAGTTCTCCAACAAGAATGGCATCTTGCAGAAATGCTTTGGTCTTATCATTGAGAATGTTGTTTTCCTGCAGGATGGCAACAGCCAAGGGCAGATCATAAAGCGCCCCATCCTTAAGGGTGTCAATGGGAAGCAAATTAATAATATAATGGCCTTCGTTAAGATCAAAATTATTATTGAGGGCGATGCTGATCATCTTGTTTTTGAAATCAGCTTTATACTTGGGAGAGATGCCCATGATTGAGAATCGAGTGGTATATTCGCGGATGAAACTTATCTCGCACTCGATGCGCTTGGGATCTAACCCAAGCAACGAGGCGGTGATGATTTTTATGTTCATGTTAGTACATCCATTTCAGGGCATAAAGCTCTTGCAGTTCCCTGATAGCGTATTCTGCTAAGTGCTTATCGCTGGTCAATACTGCTTTGGTATGAAGCTTTTCCAAGGTTTCAATTTGCATGTCTAACTTGGTTGGGATTTTATTGGGATTATTGTTCATGCTTGTATGCTTTTTGATAGATAGTTGAAGATTCTTAATTTTTCGGACAGATATTGCTGTGGCGGACGATTGCTTAGGTAATGGTTAAGCGCTATCGTATCGCCAAAAGGAACTTTAGCCCACCATTGTAATGGTTTGAATCCATTGCAGAAATTTTTTATAGCTTTAGAGTCTGCCATGATAGCAGCGACATGCGTAGGCTCCATGGCATCTAAGATGACTAAGATCTCAGTCATGGCATCTTCAGTATTGCCATCATTATCTACTGTTTGAATCAGTGCTCTGCAAGCATTGTACAGTTTTTGGTAATCTTCAATAATTGAATTCATGGTTTTCCTTGTGGTTGGTTGTTTATCTGCTATATAGAATAACATAATCCTATGCATTGTCAACAACTTATTAATTATTGACAACGTGATAATGTGCTATATACTATAGATAAAAGTAATAGGCCTAATTAGGCCTAACGAATTTTACCTGGGAGAAAAAATGATATACGTAAACGTGGATAAGCTTAAAGAAAGATTGATGAAGTACCTGGAGGTAACCATTATCTCATACAATGCGTTGGCGGAGCTGTGCAATTTAAGGCACCAAACGCTTTCAAGATGGGCTAAGGGCGAAAAAGGATTGGCTGCGGTATCAGCGCGCAAGATAGATGCATATCTTAGCAGTAAGGGGTTCTAATGAGCTCTGAAACGCCTAAATACTTTGGTGACTGGGAAGTGCTTGCCTACAACTGTGAGAAGGACAAGCATGGCAAGTCCGTATCTCTCTGTAGATGCAAATGTTTTTATGAAGCGAAGATATTAACGACAGTGCTGAAAGCGGGCAAAAGCCTGAGCTGCAAGACCTGTGCGGGAGAAAGATTTTGGGAGAAAAGAAAGAACCCCATGTAATGAAACATGGGGTTAAACTTTACATTTGCGCAAACTAGAGTAAGATAACTTAAAATTCTAACTTAAAAATAATACTCAGCTGCGACCACAAAGCAAGGTTATAAAAAGAGCATCGTGATAAATTATCAAGAAACTACCCTATAAAGCTAGCTAGGTTATAAATAATGCATTTAATATTTACTATGCAATAAATACGAAATTATGCAATAAATACGAAATTATGCAATAAATACGAAGACAATGTACCATGCCAAATATAATAAGTCAACAACCAATTCTAAGTGAACTGCAGATCAAACTGCAAAACATCGTTATATTCTATAATATACACTTCAAAAAATGCTTCTTGTCACAAGAAACAATGGCCTCGCGCCTCAATCTTTCCTCTAGACACGTGCGCCGGTTACTGGTGCAACTGAAAGCCATGGGACTCCTGGTGACGAAGCGTCGTGGGTTTAACATGACGTTAAGTTACGAGTTACCTAAGGCGTTGTTTGAGGCTGCGTTTGTGGAGAAGAATTGGTATCTTTTCCCGCTTTTAAGGTTTGGTTCAAAATGGCGACCTGGAGCTGCTCAAAATCAAAATGTCCGCCTATATAATATAAGGAATAATAGTGTAGACAAAATCGGAGGGTTTATACTGCAAAACCTGGGTTTGTTTACCCTGGTTAATCAACAACGTTGGGTTGGGTTTTTAGATAGTTATGGGTTTTGGAGACTTCACGGGGGGGAACGCCCCCCTGCCCCAAGAATTTTAAAAACCTAACCTAACCTAAAAGGGGGACGGGGAACGAACGAAGCCAATCTACAACAAAAGGAGAATAATGATGGATAAGCTACAACGGAAACAAATTCGCCAGCAGATATTAGATGGAACCTTCAGCGGCGACCCGATATCTCCCGTGATTGATACCCTTACGTTTTTGCATTTGACGCAAGCTGGGCGCATTGAACTTACCAAATTCCCTGACGCAGCCTTGTCTTACGGCAACGCCCAGACCCGGCGCAAAAAAAATGTAGCAGATCCGTTTAAGTATTTTTGTGGCATATGCTCCAACTACTGTAAACAGAATGGCCTCTATGTCGATATGGAATATCCCAATTTGCTCTTTAATTTCTACAAGGTTGACCCCAACGCCCCACGGTATGAATCGAAGCCCGATATCTATGGCCAAGATATTACTCAATCAGCACCAACCAGCTCTAACCCAGTCTGGGTACCTGAGCCACGTGAACGACGCCATGGCGTAACAGAGATAACCAAGCTTACTCTTTCCCTCTTTCATGATGATATGCTCCACATGCTCAAACTCTGGGGAGGCAAAGACGGTATATTTAACTACTTTATTCGCATGTCCCACTATTGGGATGAAGGACTCTCTTCTTCTGAAGCTTTAGTTGAAGCCAAAGCCTACGATGCCTGGTGCAAAAGCGAATTTGGCCTTCAGTTCTTTACCTATTTTAAGCAATATTTACCTTTTTGGTTGTCGTTTTAATAAGTTCTTACTACACTAGCTTTAAGCAATACGAATGTGTGGTACATTTTTGTATTATCCCCCCTATCCCAGTGTTTATTATGAACACTGGGATACTTTTTTGCCTTTTATCTTGTTTCTTACTAGGATAGTGCAAAAGGACAACAGAGTAGCATGAGGTGCAACTATGAGCTTACGAAAATCTGCCACGTTTACCATTATAGGGTCACCTATCCCCCTCTTTAGAGCAAGACCCAATTACCACCAGCGTCGCATGTGGGACTCTCAATCTGAACTGAAAACCTACTGGAAGTTACTTCTTGAAAAAATGCACAAGAATAGACCACCCTTTGCTGGGCCTCTTTCTCTTCGCGTATTTGCTTTTATAGAACTTCCCGTCTGTCGCCGCAAGAAGTGGAGCTCTCTCACCAACACCTATCATGGATCTCCACCTGATGCTTCAAATATCGTTAAATGGGTAGAAGATTGTTGCCAACTTGCCAACCTATTTAAAAATGATTGTCTTATTGCCGATACCCAGTGCATTAAGATATGGACCACTGAACCTAAGACCGTCTTTACTATTACTGAACTAGATCCCCTCTATCAAATCAACCTTCAAGATTATGGACTAAACTTATGAACGAAGATACCAAATATCATGCTAAATCACTCAGGACTAAAGCTAATCGATCCATCACCAAGAACACCAAAAAACATAGCGCAGATTACACTATTATTGCCCCTCCTTCTAAACGACAACTAGCTAAAAAAGCTAAGGCAGAATCTGAAGAAAAAAATGCACTTAGTGCATTACAGACATCTGATGCATCTTTTTCATACCATGAATATTTGAATATGCGCACTATGACGAAGGTTCTGATTAATGACGCTTGGGTAGATCGATTTGCAGCTGAGATGACTAAGTGGGTGGATACCAACGTAGATGCAATCAGGGTTTCGGAGTTTCTTCAAATTAAGTCTATGGGATGGGATGATTTTGAGAGCTTGATGCTGAAGTCACTCCCTTTGAGGAAAGCATATGCCTATACGCTGACGATATTAGCCCAAAACCGGGAAAAGCAGGGCGCGAACTTTAAAATGAATTGGGCAACATTGGCATCAACACAGGCACATTACTGCCGTATAGCAAAAGGAGAGGCAGAGAACAGAGCGAAACTGAAGGAGCAGGCACAACAAGATAGCGGAACGAAATTCATTGTTATGGAGAGCGTAGATGAACTGGCTAAACTTATCAAAAAGGAAAGAGAATAATATGCATGCATGGTTAGTAATAGTTGGATTTGTGTTTTATAGCTTTACGATCTTTGTGCTGGGAATGCTCACCATTCTTAAGGCAGATGAATCATTAGAATCAAAAACAACCAAGACGCTTCAAATAATTGATAGAGGGTTACAGGTCCAGGCCGACTCAGTTCGCACAGAGGTGGTGGTTCTTCATAAGCGGGTGAACGAACAACGCGACTATATCAACAAGCAAATTGAAAAAACAATGCTTAAGATAGAAGAGATGAAAATTGACCTGGCACAAGTGCAGGTACACAAGTGTTTGCCATTGCCTAAGCGTAAATATAACAAGAAGCTCGTAGAGCCTAAGGTAGAGCATGAAGTGGATACCAGCGCAAAGTGACTATTATTTTAAAGCAGGCCAGCATTATATTATCTTCTGTGAACAATACTCAGATGATAATGCAGTCATAGATACTCAAATACATTCAGTTGCGTTTGAGGATGATTGCGAGCTGTGCTTGCTCGAAACAAAACTGCCTGAGAACTATATTATTACCCATTACATGAATATCAAACCACCTAAAGGTAAGTAATGTACAGAAATATACCACACTACGTAAAACTACCCGAGTTTAACAGCCCCAAACTAGAATGGGAACTTGAAGAACATATCCCAGGATTTCACCTGCGCGTCATATGGAAGACGCATAATAATAATGTATCTTTTAGGGGTAAGCACGATGAGGATATGATACCACCCGAAGTATTCTCTTCTATGTTTGCTCTATTTAACATTCAATCACTAGGCAAACTCAAAATCCCTTCAAATCATATCAAAATTGAACTACACGCGATCTTTACCACTGTATCAAATAAAATACATTGCACCTTGATTGATGTTTGTGTTGACGATCACTATCTTGACAGAATAGCAGTTCGTCTTACTGCTGCTCGATTAGGGGTGAAGACGCCACCGCTTTTAGGGCATATGACAAAGAGTCGTATTGCAGAATTGCTGGCAGATAAGCCGCTGAGTATGGTTACCCGTTTAAAGTTGTCTAAATGTATTGGCCGGGTTATTATAAACGGCGAAGAAAAGATCATGCAGGTAGTAGCTAAAGATATGAAAGGTTGAGATGATCTCTGCCCATTACTTCGGTTTCTCCTTTACTCCTCGATATAGTGGATTTTGTAAACAATGCAAAGAATATGCCAGATCAATAGGTCACGATGGTTATGCTGATTTGCCTACTGATGTTAATGTTTGTAGAAGAAACTGGCTGGGAAATGACAATACCATTTGGACGTGCTTCCATGAATGGAACTATGGTAGAGCTCAAACGCGGTCACTTCTTTCTGCAAAGGTGCCAAATTTAATACATAAGATGTTATCAGTAAAGAGATTGCCCCAACGAGGTGGCGTTACCTTAAGGATGAAGAAATATGAGACAGGATAGAATTCCTTACCATGAGATTACGAGGAAGCTTAGTGAAAAAGCTCCTGGCAGCTGTTTTCGATGCCACAATAACATGTTCGAGAGCGCAGGTAAGTTTAATATTACCCGCGATTACAATCAATATGACCAAGAAATTGAATATGAAAAATATGCCTTAGCTGCCTTTCATTGCACTTATTGCGGGTTAGTAAATTTCCATGCCATTGGACAGCTTGTGCAAGCGGAACAAAGATATTTTTACCCTGGTAAGAAGCCTGTATTAGACATTTTTATTTACATTTGTTTCACAATAGCGATTGCTTATCTCGTTAAAACTTATTTGTAGTAATTAATTGGAGGTAGAGCATTACATGCGTTATGAATTTTGGATACCAATAAGAAAAATCACGTTTAAAAATTTTGTGAGATGTCTTGAATGCGATAAAGAGACTTCCGTGGTGTATTTTAACGTTTATGATATTTCAAAATTTAGATGTGTTGAGTGCTCTGATATACGTCAGGGAAATAGTCTGAATGATTTGAAAGATAAAGAACGCGAAGAGTATCTAGAAAAAAGAAAAGTTTATTATGAAAAATTTCAAGATGACTTAGTTGAACAAGAGCGGATCTCCCTTGAGCTTTTTCTTGAAGATAAGTTTGGCAAAAGAAATGATTAAGAGGTAATAATGATTTGTAGTTGTAACTGTCCACAGGAATTGCGCGAATATATACGTATTGAACTGCTCAAGATGACCCGAGATATCAAGCAGCGCATGGACTCTATGGAATACCGCGAGCTTGGACGTGATAAAAGCAGAGAAGATGAAGCGCCAGCTTTATGGCAAGTGCGCGATGAGCTTATGAAAAATAGAATGGAGATTGATAAAATTCAAGCAATATTAGAGACAGTTCAAAATAATCAAAAAGTTCTTGGTAGTAAACCCAAATCTACTAAGAAAGATTAACAAGGATTAAATGGATATACAAGAAGCACACATACAACAAATTATAAGTTACGCACATAGCTATCCTGAATCAACGGTGCGATGCCAGATGCTAATGTTACAACGTTCATTAGCATTGATAACAGAACTTGAACAAGAAAACGTTAAACGCAACCAGGCTAAGATTGATTTAGATTTAGATCAAGCAACAATTCATTGGTTTAGGATGTGCGAGATATTTGATGAACTTATGGAAGCGCGCCACTTGGTCTGTAAGGCATTTCCTGAATTTAGAAAAGGGCCTATTTATCGAATGATGCGTTTTTATTATAAAAATAAGGATTAACATGGCTAAAGTAATAATATTTAAACAGAGCAGTTGCGTAAAATTAGAAGATGCCATCAATTCATTTCTTAAAGAATCGCAACCTCAAATTCAATCAATCTCTTTTAGCACGAAAACTGATGATCTAGGGCCTTGGTATATTGCCCTGCTGTTATATAACTGAGTAGCTTATGTTTTATACTAATAAAGAACTCTATGAATTTGTGCGTGAAAGTAACGCCATTGAAAATATAACACGTGAACCATCTCAAGCAGAACTTGATGAACTTGAGAGGTTTATTCACTTGAAATATATGACTGTTGAAGAACTTGAGAAGTTTGTTTCGGTATACGAACCCAAAGCTGAACTAAGAACCAAATATGGGCAAGATGTAAAAGTTGGATCTTATTATCCGCCCTTTGGAGGCCCGGAGATTAGAGAAAAGCTTGCGCGCATATTGATACCTGACGATAAGCTTGCTGCAGACATATTGCATAATAGATACGAAGCACTGCATCCATTCACCGATTGTAATGGAAGAAGTGGCCGAGCTCTTTGGGCTTGGAAAAATAAATCTGTTTTAGGCAAAAGTCTCTTAAAATATGGCTTTTTAAAGCGCTATTATTACGAAACGCTGGGGCACTATAGCACCGATTACCAATATTACGAAAGAAGCCTATCTTAAAAAATCTCAACCTCAAATTCAATCAATCTCTTTTAGCACGAAAACTGATGCTCTAGGACCTTGGTATATTGCCCTACTGCTATATAACTGAGTAGCTTATGTTTTATACTAATCAGGATTGGATTAAGCCACTATAGGAAATAAAATTATGAAAATCAATAAGAAGAAAGATATAACCAAATTTGAAAATATTAAGGATAGAATTATTGACCATCTTGATAATATAATTGATAAAACTGAAATGGGTATATATGAAGAAGTTGATCTTATTGATGGTTTTGTAAATCTCCCCTTTACTTTGGAATTATCATCAAATCTAATAATTGGTGGTTCTACTATACCGATGATAATGCTCTGCGGCAGAGATAGCGGAAGAATTTATTTTTTTGCTTTGAAAGCGATAATAGAAGAAATGCAAGACTAAAGGAAAAATATGAAATGGATTAGCGTTAAAGATCTGCTGAAATATGGTTTTTTGAAGCGCTATTATTACGAAACATTGGGTCACTATAGTACCGATTATCAATATTACGAAAGAATGTGATGCGCAACATTGTGTTTGATATTATATTACCTGCCATAATAGCTATTTTGATTGGACTTTTTATATTGGTTGTTTCTTGTGTTGTATTAAATGAATGGAAATGGGGAAAAACCCCCGCTGTTGAATGTGAAGCGCGTCTTATTGGAAGTTCCTTTTTGCCATCTACTAAAACTTCGCATGTAACTCCGATATATGGCAATCGGCAAATGCATGTAGCTTTAACTCAAACCGGCCATTATGAAAAATATATAACTGAATGGGATTGTGGTGATCTTGGTCGACATGTCTGCCATGAGAAAGAAGTTTATCAGTACGCCAAGGATGTTAGTATTTTATTGATAAAAAAAAGAGAAGAAGCAATAAGGATCGTAGGCATAAAACATTGAGGAGGATAGTAATGAGCAACAACCCTAATCTTTCATTGAATTTGCACGAGCAGATACATCTCAATAAGTTTCGACCCAGAGAGTATCAACTTGGTGTTATGAAAGCTTTTGAAAACGATAAATTTACGCGAGCCTTACTCGTTTGGCCGCGCCGTAGTGGCAAAGATATACTGGCGTTTAATATGTGCATTCGCGCATTACTCAAACGCGTAGGATCAATTTACTATGTATTTCCTACCTATAGCCAAGGCAAGAAAGTTCTTTGGGATGGCATTAACAATGATTCCCAACCCATACTCAACTACATTCCCAAGTCACTTATAGAATCTATGAACTCAACTGAAATGAAGATACGGTTTAAAAACGGTTCAATCTTTCAGATAGTCGGTTCAGAAAACTATAACTCACTTATGGGAACTAACCCTATGGGCTGTGTTTTTTCTGAGTATGCGCTACAAGATCCTGCCGCGTACCAGTACATCAGGCCTATTCTCATGGCTAATGGTGGCTGGGTAATCTTCATCTCGACGCCTCGCGGCAAAAATCATCTTTTCAGCCTGTATGAAATAGCCTCGAATAATCCTGAGCATTGGTTCTGCCAGAAATTAACCGTAGAAGATACCGGGCACATCTCACTCGATGATATTCAGCGTGAAATAAATGATGGCACAATGTCAGAGGACTTAATTCAACAAGAATTTTATTGCAGTTTTGATCTCGGAGTCGAGGGTGCTTATTATACTAAATACCTCGATAGAATGAAGGTTAACGGTCAGATAGCCGTTGTTCCTTGGGAGCCTGGATTTAAAGTTTATACGGTTTGGGATCTTGGAGTTCGCGATTCAACCTGTATCATATTCTTTCAGATCATAGGGCAAACGATTCATGTTATAGACTGCTATGACAATAAGGATGTTGGCCTTGATCATTACATCAAAGTGGTTCAGCAGAAACCATATGTCTATGGTAAGCACTTTGCGCCCCATGATATAGGTACGCGTGAATTCACCTCAGGATTGGCTAGGATCGACATTGCTCGCAACATGGGTATAAACTTCTATATCGTTCCTAATCTTTCAATACAGGATGGAATTGAGGCAGTGCGAGCTAAGCTGAGCAAAATATGGATAGACAATACTAATTGCCGGCAACTTATTAAAGCTCTTGAGTCTTACCGCAAAGAGTATGATTCGAAAAAAATGATTTATAAAGAGAATCCTTTGCATGATTGGTCTTCGCATTACTCGGATGCTATGCGATATCTTGTACTGTCATTGGGCAATACGGGCGAGCAGACATCTGCTGAAGATCTTGAAAAGCGCTATCGTGAAGCACGGTATGGTAAAACAGAAAATGATTTCTTTAATGGGCCTGGAACTAATAGATTCGGAGGAATGTTTTGAAGCCAAATACTAAAAATCTAGAAATATATAAAGTCGATGAAAATTCTCTGCAGCGCATAATCTGTAATAAATGGCTAGATGAAAGTGCACCGCTTTATGGTAAGCCATGCATATGCTATGCATGTGAAACACGGGATGCTCAATTCAAGAAGCCGGCTATTGATTGGAGCTTAAAGTGAATCCATTTAAGCTGTTAAGTTGTCTTCAAACAGAATCATTTCTATCATTTATTGAGTATGATCATGTTCAAGATAAAGTAGATTTTAATCTTCTTAAGGGTCAAATATTAAAAGTTCAAATCAAAATCAAAGAAATGGAACGGCATGGAATGGCTCAAAAATTGGTTCCAAACCAAGAATAAAGAACGCAACGATAAAGAAAACATATTGAACAATCATGCCATGCCTACCGTTCAAGTAGATACGCGTACACAGGACATTGTTAAAAGAACCAATAAAGCCGTAAAAAAAGAGCTAAAGCAGCAACATAAGTTTGCCGAGATAGCTCATGCGCCAGATTGCCATGTATTACATCCAACTGATGCACGACTTGATTGTCGTAAACCAGATTGCTGGAAATTTATGCCAGATGCAATTGTTTCCAAGCCTTATTCGGTGGAAGGTCGGGAAAATAACTCACATCCAATTAATGCGGTGAAAGAAATAGATGCTCGTCTTTATGATGAAGAAGCGCTTCCTGAAAAGTGAGAAAGTTTGCGCGCAATCCCTGTAAGGTATTAAGTTTTCTATATAACTTATTATCAAAGGATTGTATCTATGTTATTTCCGCAACTAGGACCTGCCTACTATGACGAAAAGCATCAAGCTATACTTGCTCGCATGGAAGCATCATACGCAGAAGGCATCTCTATCAACCAATCTTTTTGGGGCGAAGCCGATACTGATACTCGTTTTTACATGGGCGATCAGTCTGTCTGGAATGATTTGTATGGCAATGTTGCGGTCAACAGACGTGAGCAGTTCAACTTTAATAGGCTGATGCGTATCATTAACATGATCGACGGCCACCAGCGCAAAAATAGAAAAAGCATTATAGCTACCGGCATAGAGAACTATGACGACAAAACAGCTGACCAATTAACCAAGACCCTTTTCTGGATTAACCAGCAACAAGGCGTCCTGGAGACCATTTCTGATTCTTTCCGCGGTGCACTTATAACCGGCATGAACTTTCTTCATGTATGGGTCGATTATCGCTCAGATCCAATATCAGGTGACATCCGCGTCGACAACTGTTCATACAACAGTTTTTTAGTAGATCCCTATTTCCGTAAAACAGATATGTCTGATTGCAACTTCATGTGGAAACGCTCGTTTCTCACCAAACGTGACGCCATATCGTTACTTCCTGAACATGCAGAAGAGATTATTAATCTTCATGGTAATGATGAAGGAACGGCTCGCGATGGTAAGTTCCAGTTTATGGCAGAATCGTATAACTACGGATTTAAAAACCTTTTAAGCTATGACGAATATTATTACCGTGATTATCGCACCCAAAAGATGCTTGTTGATGTTGAGACTGGTGAATCAGTGGAATGGAAATCTGATGATAAAGAAGCATTAAAAGAATATTTAGCAGCATATCCACAAATTACGGTTATTGAACAAGAAATTCCAACAGTACGATGTGCCATTGTCGTTCAGGGTAAAGTAATGTATGAGGGCCCAAATCCATTAGGAATAGATAAATACCCATTCATACCTACCCTGGCATATTATACTCCAGAAAGCCCTTATTTCCCTTGGCGCGTCCAAGGTGTTATCCGAGGGCTTCGTTCTTCTCAGTATCTTTACAATAGACGTAAGATTATTGAACTCGATATCCTCGAATCGCAAATCAATTCTGGGTACATATACAAAGAAAACTCACTGGTGAACCCGAAAGATATATTCCTTTCTGGGCAAGGTAAAGGTTTAGCTCTTAAAGACAGTGCTCAGATGACGGACGTAGTGCAAATACAAGCACCGCAGATTCCACCGTCTATGATCCAGCTTTCTGAGCTTTTAGGTAAAGAAATTCAAGAGATATCCGGTGTTTCTGAAGAACTTCTTGGTACTGCTTCAGATGATCTTGCAGGCGTGCTATCTATGCTTCGACAAGGCGCCGGACTTACCACGTTACAGCATCTTTTTGATCGTTTGGATCATACTCAAAAGCTGCTTGGCGATATTATGATTGAATTAATCCAAACAAACTTTACTCCCGGTAAACTGCAAAAAATTCTCGGTGAACAGCCAACGGAGCAGTTCTACAATAAATTTTTTGGCAAATATGGTGCAGTTGTTGAAGATGGTTTAAATACCGCGACACAAAAGCAGATGAACTTTGCGCAACTTCTTCAGCTAAAACAACTTGGCGTCAATATACCTGACGATGCTCTTTTAGAGGCATCAACCATCCAAGAAAAAGACAAATTAATTGAAGCAATTCAAAAACAACAACAACAAATACAACAGGCTCAACAAGCGCAACAAGAGATTCAAACTGCCGAAATCAAATCAAGAATCAATCTTGCAGAAGCCCGTGCCAAAGCAGATGAAGGTCTTGGTTATGAAAGATTGAGCCGTATCGAAGAAAATAGAGCACTTGCTGATGAGCGCAGAGCCCAAGCAGTAAAAGATGAAGATCTGGCATTGCTTAATAAGGTAAAAGCTCTGAAAGAGATTGACGGTCTAGATATCGAGCATCTCCATAGACTGCAAGAACTGGCCATGATGTTAAAGCAGCACGATAGTAAATTGAACCAAAACTCAACTGTCGCTGGAGTAGAGCATGGAAACAACTACTAACATTAAGTTAACTAAGCGAATGCAAAATAAGATCGACAAACATACGTTGTTTTTTGCAAATTTTAGTTTGCCCAAAAAATTGTTTTGTCATGAACTCAGATCATTTGATGCAAAGAATTATTATACATTGCTGAAATCTGATAAAAAGGAATTGAATTTAGCGAATTATTTTAAACCTGAAACCACTAACACGTAGTTAGAGGTATAAACCTTGCCGATATGGCAGTTACTACGAAAGGCCTACAATGGCAAAAAGATACTACAATGAGAGTTATGCTGGGCAAGATGCACGCAGAACTCAAGAAATGGAAGATGCTGGTATGATCCGTGAAAACAGATCTGCTATTGCAAACCTTCCTCAAGAAGTGATGATTAAAACATACCCGATGTCAGGTAATTATATGCCTGAAGAGCTTGATGATACTATTCGTGGTGTTGATAAACAAATCAACATGGATGATAACAAGCGCAGAGAATTTAACGTTCCTAAAAAGGTATAACATGCCTGTTATGGTAAGAACGAAAAGTAAGGCTACCCAGATTGCTTATAACATTCTGGGCGTGCCCGCTAATCTTCGTAAACAACACAAAAGCAAAGAGCAAAAGTGGATCAATCAGCGTTTAACTTTTGAAGAGACGACGCGTGTTAGATAGGAAACACTATGTTATATAATCCCAAGAACTGGATGTTAAAAACGCTGAAGCAGCAAATTATTTATGCCAATATGGATTCTCGGCGCAAGCAGGAGATGAAAGATGCTAACATGATCTCAGAAGATCACGGAGCTATGGCTAATTTGCCTACAACGCCGATACATCGTGAGTTTAATAACAACACATTCAACCAAAGTCCTTTGTTTGACGATGAGGTTTACTGAGATGGCTAAGAAACTTAAAAAAGTAAAAAAAGTTTTGCATGAGTATAAAGAAGGTAAACTTCACTCGGGCAGCAAAAAGGGCCCTCAAGTAGAGAATCCTAAGCAAGCCGTGGCAATCGCTCTTTCAGAAGCTCGCAAAGCTGGTGAAAAAGTAGAAAAACCTAAAAAAGGCAAAAAAGAAGAAACCAAAGCTGAAAAAACTTTGGCCCGCGAAAAGCACAAAATGAAAAAAGAAAAGAAAAGCAAAAAGTAGATAAGAGTAATGGAGCAGCATGGCAGATACCGTTGGTAAACTTGCAGGTTTACTATTAGAAAAGGCCGATAATAAGCATTCGGTTGTGGAACAAACAAACGAGAATCTGAAAGAATATGAAAAAGAATTTCTGATCTGCCTGGAGCGTGGAAAAAAGCTTTATGATGGCGATTTCTTTATTGAAGTTCAAGCCAAAAAGGAAAAGCTCATGGAAAATGTTATCCGGCATTATTTCATACCCAAGAAAGCATGTCCTACTCCGACTTGGGATCAGCATGTTTATCATTACATACGCATATTTGATCAAATTGAGTATTTATGGTCCGTTCCGAATCGTGAAACCTGTGATTATTTAATAGATTTTGCACTACAAATACCAAAAGAAGAGAAAAAATTACTTGAATTCGTGATGGATTTCAAGAGTGGCGAACTTGACGCAAAAGCACGTAAATTAAATGGTGAAGATCGTCCACAAGCAACAATATTTACTTTGGAGAATGAAGCATGACACAAAAAAGTAATATAAGCATGAGAGCAATGGCAGATCGTGAAAGTTTCCGCAACATTGAGATGCCTCCATTGGATGAAATACAAAATGTGACGGCAGCTCTTGCAAATGATCGAGCGCCTGTGCTAGAAGCTGCTCCAAAAATTGCGCAGCCAACAGCCGAGTTAGATGCTGATGGATTTCCAACAACCACTTTAGATGCATTGCCAAATTATGACTCAGATTATAATCCACAAGCAGTTGACCTACCCGATTATGAAGCCCCAGCTGAACCTGATTTATCTCAGCAAGTACAAGCAGTACACCCTAACTATGACCATCAAAAGGCGGAAGAAGAAAAAATACAAGCTCGTAATTTCCGTGAGCTGAGACTTCAAGCTCAGCAAGCTGCCAAGGAACGTGATGAGTTACTTGCTTATGTGCGCCAAATGGAACAGCAAAAGAAGACACAAGTTGAGCAAGTGATTGAAGAAGAGCCTGACTTGAATTTTGACCCTGAAGACATTGCTAATGGCAAACAGCTCAATGAGATGGCCAAGTATGTTAAGAATCTTAAAAAACAGGTTCAACAAACTCAAATTCAATCACAAGAAGCTAAGCGCTTATCGTACGAAGCAGAAGTTGAACGCAATATGCGCAGATTGTATCCTGATTTTGATGCTATCGTAAGCGCCGATAATATTCAGAAATTTAGAGAACAATATGGACCTCTGGCTAATTCTATCGCTGCTGACCCTGATTTTTATAACAAGTGTAACTCGGTATATTTGGCTATTAAAAATACTGGAATTTCAAGAGCAGCAACATATCAACCGCAGGTCGATAAGGTTCGCCAAAACATGGCGAAACCAAGGCCGCTAACCTCAATCGCTCCACAACAAGCTGAAAGCCCGCTCGCTCGCGCTAATGCTTTTGCAGAGGGATTGACCGATGATCTACAACGACAACTTATTAAAGAAATGAACCAAGCGCGGATGAAATTATAAACAGTTTTTTTTTAATATAACTGTGCTATAATCTAGCAACTAAATCCTCCGCGGTTTTGGTTATTACTACTCTCACCACCAATGGTTCTCAACCTTCCATTGGTGGTTTTTTTTTGGCTCTGGGATATACTGATAGCCAAAGGAGAAACGTTATGGAATACCCAAAAATTAACAGTTTATGGAAGCGTTACGGAGCTAATCTCGGCATCAATGATCGCCAAAAAATAATTGAACAATATGGTAATTTACCCCTCGTTCCAGGGCTCTATTCTGAAAAAGAGTTTCCTTTAGTTGAAGCATGGGACGTTGAAGAAAAAATAGACGGCACTAGCATTCGTATTACCCTCAAAGAAATTAACAAGCGCTATTTTGTCTCATTCGAAGGCAGATCTAAAGACTCCATTCTTCCCAGTCATGTGCATGACTATCTCACCGAATTATTCACACCAGAACGGCTATTAAAAGGCTTAAAAAACACGAAAATACAAGTTCGTGGTGGTAGGGTCAAACAAGTGCGCATCATCTTTTATGGCGAATTATTTGGCTATAAGATACAGGGTGATTACTACGATATAAAAGAAACATCATTCATCCTGTTTGATGTGTATGCTTATACGCTGTTTTCATCGCGTGAAGAGGTACGATCAATTGCCCGTGCAATGGGCATAAAATCAGCCCCATCATTAGGTATGATGACCGAACATCAAATCATCAACTACGTTAAATCAAATCCCCAAAGCGAAATTAACCCCGAAAAAATTATGGAGGGCGTTGTTTGCCGCGGTGAGGCTTGGGAGACTCAAGAAGATGGCATGCGCCTTTTTAGGGGTATCAAGAAATTCAAGCTCCGTTGCGAAGATATGAAACGCATAGCTTTCTAAAATTTGCTTCAAAATCCTGTAACTCGTTAGCTTTATATATAGCGTAAAACAGAGAGTCGCTCTCTCTTTTGGCGTATATCGAGCATCGCCCACTCAAGCTGACGTATAAATAAGTAAGTTCTCGTCAAACTTAAGATAGAATTCAAAAACTACTTAAGGTGCTTATTATGGCAATAACGACCACAAGTATTCTTCCTGCGCCAGTGCAACAAAGCTTTAGCTATAAATTGCTCTCGGTTCCAGTTCCGAATATGATCCACAAAATTCCAGCTATGTTAAAGCAAATGCCCCGTAATGGTGGTACGACTTTACGTATGCGCAGATACAATCCTTTAAATACCGCAATGGTACCACTAGGAAACTCTGGTGTAACTCCTCCAGCTCAAAATTTAACCGCAATTGATATTGACGCAAAAATTTCCTTCTATGGAACCTATATCGTCCTTAATGAGCAAGTGACATTACAAAACCAAGATCCAGTTCTTAATGAATGCGCAGCACGTCTCGGCGTTAGTTTGCGACAAACTGAAGATCAGCTCACCCGCAATATGTTAGCATCTACTGCTTCATTTATTAACTGCACTGGTGGTGTAAACGGCGATACGCCAACTGAACTTTCACGTTCAGATGTATCAAACGTTGTACAAGCACTATTGGGCAATAATGCTTACACGATTCTTGACAATATAGAAGGTGAAGACAAATTCGGTACAGCTCCCGTTCGTGATGCTTATTTTGCATTAACTTCAACTGATATGACCGGAACTTTAGAAAACGTGACTGGATTCGTTCAAAAGAACCAATATCCAGCTCCAATGAATGCTTTGCGTTCTGAGTGGGGTGCAGTTGGTAACTTAAGATTCTTAGTCTCATCAATTGGTTCTGTTACACCTAACGCATCTTCAAATGGTGCCAATGTTTATAACATCTTCTGCGTTGGTATGGAAGCTTATGCTTGCATACAGCAAGATGGTTATTCTGCAAGTTTTATTTACAGACCGCCAATATATGATTCTGCTTTAGCTCAAAATGCTTCAGTTGGTTATAAATTCGCTGAAGTGCCTAGAATCACTAATGATCTTTGGGTAATCAATCTTCGTTCTACTTTAGCTATTTAAGGAGCATATATGGACGGAACAATATTAGGACAAGGTACATTTACTGCGTCCTCTTTAAACTTAACAAACCCAAATACTGGCGTTGCGTCAGTTGGTCAAGCAAACGCTGCTTTCCTTCAGATCCCGTCTGGTGCTGATTGGCTTAAAGTATATAACTACACTCAAGCTGGAACAGCAGGTAATAGCGGTGCTTATTTTAATGGTACAGCTAATGCTTACGTAGGTTATGAATTCTATTGGCAAAGAGGTATGGCTGCTGGTACTGGCATGGTTAAATACCTTGCTAATACAACTTCAGTAGTAAACCAAGATACTTTGCTTACTGGTGGATTCACTATTTATGATCCATCTGGTAATGATACAAGCGCGTTACCGTTACTTGGTAATGCAGTAGCAACAACGGCTTCAACTAATGCTACAAGACCTGTGGTTTCTACAGCAAGCACGGCTGGAATATCTGTTGGAACTGTTGTTCGTTTAAGCAGCACAGCGCAAACCGATGTCAATGGTATCGACTTTGTGGTTGGTGCAGTAACGGCAAATACTAACTTTACTTTGATGACTTCAACCAACGCGTTAGCAACTGCTCCAGGTGCTATTGGTGGTGCTGGATTCTATAGAATTGTTAATTACAGTTCTCTTTTCTATCCACGCGTTAGAACGATCACCAACATTACGAAAGCAACTAATGGTCAAGTTAGTACTTCAATAGCTCATGGATTAACTCCAGGGCAAGCTATTAGATTCAACATACCGGCAGTTTCTGGCATGATCGAGTTGAATTCTAATTCCTTGAATAACTACAAAGTAGCTACAATCGTAAGCGTTGTTGATGATTATAACTTCACCATTAACGTAGACACGACTGCATTTACAACATTTACTTTCCCAACTATAGCACAGCAACCATCCTCTTTCCCAGAAGTTACTCCTGTGGGTGAAGATACTGCTACTGCACTTCTTTCCAATACTGCTCAAGTTCCGACTGTTGGCGGTGTTCAGATCTTTAATACCAACACCGGTATTCTTGCTGACTCAACCGTTAATACTGGCTATATCGGTATGATTCTTGGAACAGGCGGAAACGGTAAAGTACTCACAACTCCAATCCTTGGACCATCAGGAACACTGGCTTGGTCTTCTGGCAACGTTGCTACAGGCGACACCATGTACTGGGTGGCCGGTAAATCAACATTTGGCGGATTATAATACAGAAAACAATGGGGGCAAGCGCTTGCCCCCACCAATTAAAGGAGCATTATGGATAGCATAGAAGCAAGATTAGATGTTTTAGTTGACCCAGTCGATTTAACACCTGCTAAAAAATCAAGAAAAACAGAAAAAGAATTCACCCCTGAACGTGAACTTACAGCCAAGGAAAAAGCTGAAGCTGCAACTGAAGCATTACGCTTAAAGATGCGCGAGAAAGTTAAGGGAATATTTCATTTTTATGAATGCCCACAAGGGATGATGCCTTTTATCTACAAAGAATTCAAAAAAGATCCGCTTGAAAAGTTTGAACTGGTTGACGGTCAAATATACGAGTTGCCTTTAGGGGTTGCTCTACATTTGAATCGCAGTGGAAAATATCCGGTTCATAAATATTCAAAAGATCCTGAAGGAAAAGTAGCGATGAAAGAAGATCATATGATCAGCCGCTATGGATTTGAAAGCCTTGAATTTAAAGATATTAATAGAGAAATCAACACCAATAAATTGTATTGAGTGGTTTATGCCTGGACCTATATTAGCTATACCGTTCCCCACCTATCAACCATCGATGCGGATCATTACAAATATTACCAACGCAAGTCCCGCTGTGGTAACTACTAGTTTTGCCCATCAGTATTTGACAGGTACAATTGTTCGCCTTGATATACCTAAGGGTTTTGGAATGGTCCAGGCTAACCAGTTATTTGGCGATATAACCGTGTTGAGTCCCACAACATTTAGTATCCCCATCAATACCATTTATTTTGATCAATTCATGATATCAAACGTATTTCCATATAGTTATCAATCGGCACAATCGGTCCCCATTGGAGAAAATAACAACATGCTTACTGCAGCAGTGCAAAACGTATTACCCTATTCAGCTACTTAAGGAAGATTATGCCTATTGTACCTCCTACGAGTACGTTACAAACCATACAAAATAAAGTTAGATTGCTTACCAGATCACCATCAGAGGCACAGCTGACAACCGCACAACTGCAGCAATATATAAATACTGCAGTTGTGTATGATTTCCCTGAACAACTGCGTACCTTTAATTTAAGAACGCAATTTACGTTCTATACAAATCCAGGCCAAGATGTGTATCCAACTGATATATTGTCATTTGGTGGCGCATCCGGCGCTACGACTAATCCGCTCTATAACTTTCAGAATATATATCTCACGGTTCATGATCCGGTATTTATAGCTGGTTTCCCCTCTCAATATAGTCAATCAAGACAACAGTTCTTTCAACAATGGCCAATTTTGAACAGTATTGCATCTATTGGAGTAAGTGGTGACGGTGTTGAAACTTCGTTTACTGGTGTAATCAATTCGCAGCAAGCCAATATTCCTGTTGGATTCAATCAACAAATCAATCTCCTTCAAAATCAAGTGCTCTTTAGCTCCGTTGATTTGAATGGTAATGGATTGGCTATGGTTGATATTCCTCTTTTAGATTCAGTAACTGGTATGCCAACAATCTACGGCAACCTCTATGATCCTAATAATTTTCCAGGAACACCAATATTAATAACTGCGCCGTATATTGTTGGTGTAACACCTAACCTAAACCCAACAAACTATATAAATTATTCAACTGGCCAATATGTAGTGACGTTTGATACTGCTCCCGGTGCTGGTCAACAAATTAACAGCCAAACAGTGCCACAGAATCTTTCAAGGCCATTAGCGCTTCTTTTTTATGATAACAAGTTCACCGTTAGACCAGTGCCAGATCAACCATATAGGGTAGATTTTGAAGCCTACATAAGGCCGACAGCGCTGCTTGATACCGCTCAAAGTCCTCAATTAGAAGAATGGTGGCAATATATTGCCTATCTTGCGGCAAAAAAAGTACTTGAAGATAGACTAGATATGGACAGCGTAGCACTCATATTGCCTGAACTTAAAAATCAAGAGCTCCTCTGTCTTAGAAGAACTATCGTGCAATATACCAATGAAAGAACGGCTACTATCTACACAAACCAAACTGACATGAATACCGGTTACGGATCAGGTTGGTGGGGTGGCGGACAATTTTAATTAAGGAATACAATGGCATATCAAAATGACATTCCGAAAGCTACCGATAAGATCAGCCAATCTCAGTCTGATATACTCGGTAATTTTGCGGCTATACAAACGCTTATAGATGTCGATCATGTAGATTTTGCAAGCGCAAATCAAGGTCAACACAACAAAGTAACAATGCCAGTACAAGTAGCTGCACCAGTTTTTGCTGCAGGTTCACTAGGACTTTACAACTTGTTAAATGCTACAACTGGGGTTAACGAACTCTATTTTAACAACCAAGCAGGTGTTAACTATCCTCTTAGCTCTAAAGTTACAGCAACAGCTGCAGGTGTAACGGGAACCTCTGCGTTTCTGCCAAATGGCCTGTTAATGAAGTTTGGAACGAGTAACGTAAGTGGCCCTGGTGTAGTAACTATTGCTATACCGACGCTTATTCGCGCATTTGCAGGAACATTATTTGCTATAGCAATACCTATTGCAGGCGCAGGTGCAACCTATTGTACGGTTGTAAACGGCTCAGTAACAGCAACAAGTTTTAATGTGAACGTAGTTGGCGGCGTTTCAGGATTTTATTGGTTAGCAATAGGAACATAATATGATGGACAGATTTCTCATAGCTCCCTTTAAGACAGGTCTACAGACTGATCTTCGGCCTTGGCTCATTATGGACGATGCCTTTGAGGATCTGCGCAATGCTTATGTTTTTCGTGGACGCGTGCGTAAAAGATTTGGCTCCCGGTTAATGACCCCAAACCCTGGCGGCAGTAGATTGCGAATTCAAGTAGGAACCACCGATGGCTCTGGCAATATTAGTGTCACGGTACCGGGCAACCAATTTAATATTGGCCAACAATTTACCATCGGCCTAGAAATATTTACGGTTTATCAAACGGGTACTCCCGCTGTAATGCTCGATACGGGTGCTGCAACGGTAAAAACTTTTAATACTACTTCAGGCGCCTTAGTCATTCATGGTGCAACAATAAATACCGCAGTATATTGGTATCCAGGGCTTCCCGTTATGGGAATCTGTAACTACGACGTTGGCCCCATTAACGACCAACCAAGTTATGCATTCGATACCCAATTTGCCTATAAGTTTGTAACAAATGGATGGCTACGTTCTGGTTCAGGCACAAGTCCTTTATGGCATGGTGGGGATTCTGATTTCTTTTGGACGTATAACTGGCGAGGCACGACATTAACGGCTGGGCTATTACAAAACCAGGTAGCGCTATTTGTTTCTAACTTTTATGCAGTTAATCCCAGCGGGGCATCATCTGCTAATGATGATCCTATTTGGTATACCCTAGATGGTGCAACGTGGTCTAAGGCTAAATTTTATTTCTCGCCAACCGCAATTAGTGCAGGGCCTTATGTCCTAACCGCCAAACTTATTGTTGCCTTTTATGGAAGATTAATACTGTTTAATACAATAGAACAAAGCACCGATGGAAGTACTAATGAACAATATCCACAACGAGCTCGCTTTAGTTTTTATGGCAGCCCTTTTGCTACTAATGCTTGGTACGAACCGAACACCATTGATGCTGGCGGTCTTACCGGTGCCGGTGCAGGATATATCGATGCTAGTACTGAAGAACAAATAGTAGGCTGCGAATTTATAAAAGATAGGCTCATAGTATTTTTTGAACGATCAACGTGGGAATTAGCGTACAATGGCAACCAGGTTGAACCATTTTCGTGGCAAAAAATTAATACCGAACTTGGCTCTGAAGCCACATTTTCTACCGTACCTTTTGATAAAGCAGTTTTAGCAATTGGTAATACGGGTGTCCATAGCTGTAATGGTGCCAATGTTGAACGCATAGATAATAAAATACCCCAAGAGATATTTGATATTCACGACAAGAATGAAGGCGTTTACCGCGTAGCCGGTATCCGTGATTACTTTGCAGAAATGGTTTATTGGACTTTTCCATCAAATGATTCTCAACCGACTTCAATATATCCTAATAGAATATTAGTTTATAACTATCAGAATGGTGCTTGGGCAATTAATGATGATTGTATAACTGCGTGGGGTTACTTTGAGCAACAAACTGATATAACCTGGGCTGATATACAAAATACATGGGAAGAAAATGATAATACCTGGAATAGTGGGGTATTGAATGCCCAGTTTAGACAAGTTCTGGCTGGCAACCAACAGGGCTATATGTTTATTATTGACGTAGATCAAAATAGAAACGCGCCGGTTATGCAAATTACCAATATAGCGGTTTCAGGATTCTTAATAACGCTCACGATCATAAATCATACGCTCACTGACCACGGTCCAGAATATGGTGATTATATCCTCATAGAAAATGTTCAGGGTCTGACTAATATAAATGGAACTATAGTTGAAATTGCATTTATAGATAAAGACACTGTTTCTTATATTAATTTAGGATTGCCAATAACGGGAGCGTATACCGGTGGTGGTACGGCAACAAGGGTTTCGGACATAAACATACTTACCAAGCGTTGGAATCCATATATAAGTAAAGGTAATAACGTTTATCTGCAACGCATAGATTTTGCAGTTGAAAAAACTGAACTGGGTGAAATAACTGTGGATTATTATCCATCAGGAACTCAGCTATCAATGTTGCAAGCTGGCGGTGAGTTTGGAACTGATTGTTTACAGGGAAATGGCGTTCTTGAGACAAGACCATACGATCCGGCATTATATCCGTTAGAACAAGAGCAATATTTGCTTTGGCATCCGATATATTTCCAAAGTTATGGTGAAACCATACAGCTGTTTATTTATATGACATTCGATCAAATTACGAATCCTGATATTGCTTTAGCGCCATTCCAACTTGAAGGTTTGGTTTTACATACACAAAGATCAGGCGCAAGGTTACAATAATGGCAAATGCAAGTGATTTTGGCATAAATGTTAATACAACGTATGTCTGGGAAGTTTCCCAGCTTTATCATATTGACGTTAACAGCGAAGAGTTTAAGCAACTGCTCGTTCGTCTTTATCAGAACTTGAATAGGATAAGCTTAGCGCTAAACGCAAAAGAATCGGGGATGTATCCCTTACAGGAATTTGTAACGGGACAACAATTTTTTCCTAATCCTGCGTTGGGATCAGAAACAGATCAGTTTCCTATACTTCGACCCGTGTTTAGGACTACAATTAATTTTGGAGCGTTACCAAATACCGGAACCAAATCGGTCGCGCATGGCATAACCATGAATAAGAATGTAACGGTCACGCATGTTTATGGTGCAGCAACCGATACAACGGGATTAAATTATATCCCTTTGCCTTATGCTTCGCCAACCTTGGTCAGCAACATTGAACTTAAATTGGATGCGACAAACGTGACCATTATAACTGGATCAAATAGAAGTAACTTTAATATCACCTACGTTGTGATCGAATATATGAAACAGTGAGGAAGAGATGGCAATATTAGATGCATTAAAGAATACACCGGCAAGTTCAATGCAGCTTAGTCGGCTCAATCCAGCTCAACAAAATTTACAAGACCTTGTGGGAACGAAGGTTACCGCTTTATTAAATCAACCTCAACAACAATTCAGTTTTCAGCCCTATGCAGATTTGGCGCAAAAGAATTTCCAAAGGCAAACAATACCCTCTATAGCTGAACGATTTGCTTCTTTACGCGGCAATGGTACTCAAGGAGGTTCGGCAACGCTGCCGGCCTTTGCTAATGCGGGCGCAGATCTCCAAGAAAGATTAGCAGTTCTTGGGCAACAATTTGGTATGCAGCAACAAGGCCAAGATAGAAGCTATCTACTCAATCTTTTAAGCCAAGGGCTTCAACCCAATCAAGAAAACTTTGTCACGCCTGAGCAACCAGGATTTGGAATAATTGGTGCCCAAGCAGCTCCACAGCTGGCAGGTAAAGCACTGGATTATTTCACCTCTGCTGGACAGGGAGCCGCAACAGGCGCTGCAGTGGCGGGCCCATATGGTGCAGGCTTAGGCGGTCTTTTAGCTTTATTAGCTCAGTATATAAAGAATCAAGGTGGGCAACAAAACAATCTAAGTCAATTTGGAGCTAGTCCGGCTCAAACTATGACTGGCGGATTTCCGTTACAAGGAGGGGGATACTAATGGCAACTATATTACCAGGTGCTGGAACGTATGGCGGTGCTTTGGCAACCGGCCTTTCACAAGGTCTTAATAATCTGTTGGATTCAAAACTTCGTCAAGTTAATGAACGTAATAAAATCAATAAGACAGCCACAGCGCTTCAAGCGTTAGATCCTAATTTAAGTCCGGAACAATCCCAACAAATAGCCCAAGCTCCCGAATCATTGATCAATCAATATTTCAAGAACGCCCAACAACAACGTTTGGGTGAACTAGAATATCAATCTCTTCAAGGATTGCGTGGTAATTTACAACCACAACCAAGCCAAGAAAATCTTTCGCAGTTTGGCCAACAAGCTCAGCAACCTGTATCTCCCGCAACGCCGGGCGGCCAAACACCTACACGAGGAGTTTCGCAAACTGGCTATATTAGACCTGGTTCAGCAGTTCAACAAGCTACCTATTTGCAGAAAGAAGAGCAAAATCTTTACAAGCGCGAACAGGATAGATTGAATCGCTTGCAGCAAGAACAAGCCTTTAATTTAAAGAGATTTAAAAATGAA